GTTGGGTCAGAGCATCAGTAAACTGAGCTCGGTTAATCGTAGTATTGTGTGAGTAAGTTGACTCCTAAGAGACTAAAACGGGAAAATAAAAATGTGTATTTATATTCTTTTGTACCGCAATTTTACAACGAAGAGCAGATTCAACACCAAGAGGCTTAGAACCTGCCCAGAGCTTTTCGTTGTGGCGGATAATTTTCTTTTGTTTATCCACGGGTTCCGGATCGAAGAGTTTATCGATCGGAAGACGGAAAAGTGCTTCCACGGTAAGCAATGAGTAAAATTTGTCGAATTCGCCAAACGTGTCTTCACACGTCCTTATAGGCTTAAACGGCATACGACCCATCACCCATTTGTGGACCAACCAACTCGGGGCCGCCACGTCCTTCAACGGCGGTTTCTTCGTAAAGTTCAACAGAATATTGGCTCCCTTACGGAAGTCAAGGTCTGTAGGACCATGAAGATACTCTCGCTGCCGAAGAGATTCGACATCAGAGAGCCCATTATCAACTTCGTACTGAGTAAGTACTGGTCGATCAAAAAGAGGAGGTAATCCCACACCACCGATCCACTCCGGCATGAACCAAGGGACCCGGAGCTCCCCAAGCACTTTCCAGTGCTTGTTCAGGAATTTTTTGTATACTTTTTCTTTCAACTCCTCCGGACACGTGTTCATTAACTCTTGAGCACGTGCACCCAGTGTCTTTTCTCCGTCACCGGAGAAACCACTGGCCTTGCCTCCAGACCTTTTCAGTCCATACATCAGACCCAAATTCACATACTTTTCAAGATGGAATGGGCCTTCACGGAAGGCAGTTTTGGACGGATCCAAACGATCAGGAACCGCTATCGTGTGTAGTTCACCAACACGATAGGAAGTTGAATTCATATTTAAATATGTTTTAGAAAAATAGCATTTGCCGACCGACTCAACGAGTCCACCGGCCGAAGTCAGGGCTTTCCACGCGCGGTAACACGTTCTATTACATTTCATAAGAACGTCGTCACCGTTTATGGCAAGCCGTGAGTCGACCAGTGTCCACTTTCGTCCGCCGAACTCGAGGGCCCACCGGCTCAGGGCGGCATTTGCAATACACAAAACGGGAAAAGACACAATGGAGCCCATCAGCTGCCCCCACTTCTGTGGTAGCAGCTTTGGATCGATTGCCACTCCTCGACGTTCACCGATAACGATGTCATCGCCATTCGCAAGAAAGGTGTGACCTGTGAGAGCTCGCTTAAACAATTCAGCGATATCATCAGGCAAACACAAATTCCTGCTAAGGCGTTCGACAATCGTATCAGAAACGAGGGGGTCAAGATAGTCTGTGCTACTCTTATAGTCACCACTGAGATAACACTCATCTTCATCAAGTTTGGAGCCCATCCGTTCAAGGATGTACCCCTCACTGATCGGCTCACCTACCAACTTAAAGGCAGGGTGCGCACGAAGAACCGAATGCAGATATTTCTGCAACGGCTGAAGAATGGTGTAAGTCAAAGGGGGACCCTTCGAGATCACACGGACTTTCAAGGCCTCAGGCAGTCCAACGGGTTCAACCAGAGGGGGCTCGGTTTTTGCTAACCGACGCACCTCAGAGAAAAGGTCGCCACATGCCGCACGGAGCGCGGACGCATCTGCAAGCAGAACGTCCGACTGCCCCAACGGTATTTTCATCGGCGATTCGATTTCCTCATCCTCTGGAAGAAATTCATTGGTCCAATATTCACCAGGCAGTTGGACGTCAGCATAACCGACGTCAAACCGCACAACCGCCTCGTTGAACACATCGCCTTTTATTCTGCGATGCCAACGAGGCCGTAATTGGTGATTCCCAACAAAAAAATCAGAAAATTTACAAAAAGTTTCCCGCACGAGTTGTTCATCTTCCATTGGCTCATCGTAGTCAAGGCTATCAAACTCCTTAAAATCAAGCACCTCCTTCACCGACTCCACCGCTCCACCACCGCTGCGAGATCTATTATAATTCGCAGAAGTGGAAGGGAAGCGCGGTCGGTACCAGTCCTCATCGCTAAGAACGGGCGTAAGGGACGGAGGATAGAGCTCGTCAACTGTCCTGTTGATCTGCTCAATAAAGTCATCGACCTCTAAGACATTTCGACACCACCCCGGAGAACCCTTTTCAGCGCCCAAGATCTCCTCTTCATTGAGAAAATCTGGCGAAGACTTGAGGTCCTCCAACGTGATGTTATAGTCGAAGAAGTCACAGAAGCTAAGCGTCCTCATCCCCGTAGGGTTGAAAGACGTCAGCATCTTGACTGCTTGATCCTGGGCCTTCTTGACCAAATCCTTACCCGGTCGAGGCATGCCCTTTTTGGAGTAGAGAACCGAGATTAACAACGAACGGAAGGTCTTCGGCTTGGAACCACGCAGAAGACGGACCCAACGATATGCGCGACCCCCGAAGAGGACCCCAGGGGAATCAGACTGAACAAAGGGGCAGGGAGGAACAGGTTGTCCCATGTGGAAGGAAAAGAAGGCAGCGATTTTATATTTCGCCACAGCCATCCAACCACACTCGGACTCCAAGTTCTTCCAATGCGCCAAAGTTTTGTCGATTGCGTAACCGTTTGTTTCGAATCCATAGATCTCGAACAACTCAATCAGTACGGTCAGTACTGAATGTAACTCACTTACCGGCTTGATCTTAGCCGGGGGGGATTTACGTCTCTTTCCCACCATAGACGTCACAACACGTTTGTTGATGTGCTTCATGTCTGGACTCGAGTGCTCACTGAGCTTCGT